GGGTTGTCCAACTGTCGTTTCACTGCCGGATGGTAATGGCTGAAAAGGTAGAACTCCGCGACCGGGAAATGTTCATCCACAAGGTTCGTCATGATGCACACCTTGTCGTCGAAGAACGCCGTGTCCAGAAACTCCAGGGTTGTACCAGAACCGAACACCCAAATGGTTTGCCCCTCGTGGATGTTGTTGAAGTCGTCAAGCGGTCGCATAGAAATCCCTCAAGATTGGCATCCAGTATTTCGTCCACACCTTTTCCGTGTCGAACTTCTTTGCGAACTTGATGGACTCCAGGGACACGCCACGCGGTTCCTTGTACGCCAACTCAATCGCGTTAGCAATGGATGGAATCAACGGCAACTGGTATACCGAAGCCTGCTGCTCATCCCAAAATGGTTGACCGTCCACAAGGAAAGAATCCGGTCCAGCCAAATCCTGTGACGCCGTCCAGTTCGACGTGATGATACGCGTACCGCACGCCTGCGCCTCGATGCTACACACACCGAAACCTTCTCCCATGGTTGCGTTCAACACAACGTCCGACGTCGTATAGAGTGCCGCCAAATGTTCCTGCGAATACCCAACCCGTAACTGTGTCGAGTTCGCCATGATGACATCCTTATCCGTCAACCCCAACGCCTGAGTGATGACCGGGATGTTGAAACCGCCGAACACCTTCGAACCCTCCATGTGCAAATACAACACGGCGTCTTTGTGAGTCTGTTTGAAAATTGAGAACGCCATGCACACTTCGAACAAGGATTTTCTGTGCAATATCCCGTTGGATTTGTTCGCTGCGAAGATTGACACAAGGAATTGGTCGTCCTTGATGCCCATGAACTCTCGTGTCGGAACACCGTCAATGTCATGGGTTGGGGTGAACACGGTTGTGTCGACCGAGTGCGGTGCGTACACGCAGTCGATGTCGCGGGACTCCATCATGCGGACACCATGCTCAGACATGGCAATCGGTGTCACGTTCTCACGCATAAGGAACTTGTGAACCAACGGTGGCATGGTCACATGGTCGATGGGGACGTAGGCGAAGATTGGGTCGTCGAACACCAGTTGGTCGTACACCCAAACGTCATACAACGTCATCAGTGCCGACTTGAGTCCGGGGTTCTGTTTCTTCCAATCGTCATGCCACAACTGGATGACGTCGTCCGAGTACGGTTTGAAACCCTTCGGATAGTGCATCGCCTCACCGTGCGGTGTGCGAATCTTGTCGAACCGACCCTCCAACCCGTAGTTCGATTGGACGGCGGTGCGTAACCCGTGACGGACGAATCGGTCCACCATGTAACCGGCTTGAGTTCCGTACCCCGTCGCAGCATAAGGCGAGTTCGAGACAAGGCTGAGAACGCCGTTGAATTGTTCGTGTTTCGTCATGGCGTCCAGCATACAGAAAACCCCCGCCAGTCACGAGGACCAACGGGGGTTTCTGTTACCTAATGGACTATGCCATCTCCAGGTACTTGATGTGGTCGACACCGTTTGCCACACCAGCCGCGATGCGGTAGGTGAAGCGGTAGGTGGTGACGTCCTGGTTGAATGCGTAGTCAGGGCTGACTGCAACATCCAATCCGGTGGTCGCAACCTTAATTGACCCAAGGTGTCCAAAGAACACAGGCTTGGTTCCGGTGGCGATTGAGGCGACGTTCGGCGACTCATAGACAGGGAATCCCTGGATGGTCGAGGGACCGCCGGCAACATAGTTGAGGATGTAGCCGTTGTCGTCCTTCAGTTTGCGGATTGCCGCGAGGGTGGACGTGTTCACAACAAATCCCGTGTCGGGGATTTGACGCACTGCGCCGTCGACACTGTAGACGAGGTCCACGAGTTCGTCGGCGGTGATTGCGTTGGTCGTTCCAGCGGTAACACCGGAACCGGCAACTGCGGCGACCGCGGTGTGGACGATAGCGTCGGCACGAAGTCCGATGCTATTTCCAGCCTGGTCAGCGATGGTGGACTCCAGCGGGAACGAAGCGTCCGTGAGGAGTTCGTTTGCCACGGGCACCAGGAAGCCTTGCTTCGCGGGCGAAAGAAGGATGCTGGAGAACGTGGGGTTGGAGTCTGCGATTGCAGAACCGGCAGCGTATTCCGCAGCGGTGCTGAATCCAGTCATCACGGGGATGCGAAGGTCCTGACCGCTTGAACGCTCAAAGACTTCGGACACACTGAGGAAAGGACCGGTCAAACGGGCTTTCATCATCACGCGGTCGAGGAAGTCGACTGCGACAGTGTTGGCGGAAGGTACCAGTGCGGCACGCTTCTCGAACTTGTGCGAACGAATGTCACCGTCGGCAAGTGCGCGGAATATCTCTGCGTCGCCACGGGCTTCTTCTACGGGAACGAATCCGCGGGCAGCCTCGGCAGCCTCGTTGGCACGTTCCTCGTTACGCTTTGCAACTGCGATTGCCTCGTCGTGACGGGCAATGTCAGTCTCGATGTTCTCAATTTTGCGAAGTTCCTCGGTGGACAATCCGTCGCCACGGGCTTCGGCGATGTCAATGACCTCGCGAACCTGGTGGATAAGGTTGCCACGCGCTTCTTCGCTATTGCGAATGAATGACATGAATCTCTCCAATGTTGTTGGTTGATGGTTTGCAGTGGCGAATGACGCTCAACTTATACGGCAGCGAATGACGCACGTCCGTTCTCCCATTGTACTTTGTGGGGTGTTATTGGGTCCGAAAATTAGTTCAAAAAAGTTTGCGGATTGTGTTGTGTTTGCCGTTCTCCGTGTGTATAGTTGTTGACATGGCAACGAAAGGAATCGCAATGACCATCATCACAACCCCCAAGAACAACATCGCAATGTCCGTCGCGGGCGGATTTTCTCGTCAGTGTGGCAAGTGTTCAGGCGACGGCATCTACTGGCGTCAGGTCCCCACGGCTCACGGTTACGACACCATCGCCGACGTGTGCTTCCCCTGCAACGGCACCGGTGCCGTCGGCAAGGTTTTCCCCACCGTCGAGGCATTCGACAAGGCACGCGCAAACGCTGACAAGGCTCAGGCACGTCGCGACGCTAAGCGTGAGGCAGAATGGGAAGCCGGTCGCGAGGACCGCGAAGCCCTCAAAGCCGACGCAGAACGTAGCATCGCTGAAGCCGCTGCCGAACTCACGACGTGGAACTACCTCGACGCACGCATCGACGACACTGTCACCATCACCGGCACCGTTGCAACCGCCGTCGAAATCGAAACCCGCTTCGGTTACTCTCGCCTCATCGTTGTCGAGACTGACAACAAGGAAGCCGTGAAAATGTTCACGACCGCATCATGGGCGTGGGAAGTGGAACGCGACGCAGTCGTCACCATCACGGGCAACGTCAAGTCGTTCGACGAGTACGAGGGCAAGGCGCAGACAATGTTGAACTACGCCAAGAGAATCGCCTAGCGCTTCTCGGAAGCCTTCATGACACGAGTCTCCGCAACCGGCTTGTATTCCTTGACCTCCGGTGCGTCAATAGCCTCGACCGCGGTTGCCATAGCATCAGCAAGGTCACGGATAGCACCGGACTCAGGGTTCCCTGCAACCTTCAAAATTGCGGACTTGATTTGTGCGTGTGTCGCCATCAGTACTTCTCCATTAGTTCGAGTTTCTTCTTTTTCAACATGAGCATGTCCGGGTCGTTCGTCGACTCCGGTTCCGCTGCCTCATCGGTGGCGGGCTTCAACTCGTCAACCACACGGGACAACATGGTCGCCTCGTCGACGGACAGTTCCGCACCTTCCTCCAACTTGAGAAGGGCGTCGGCAAGTTCGTCCGCGTCAACGTTCGCACGTTCTGCAACCTTGTCGAGTCCGCGCATCGTAGTCGTCCCAGCGGTTCCAGAATATGCGGGGAATGCGACGATGCTTACCTCGTGCAACCTGACCGCCTCCAACACACGGTTCGTTCCGGACGAATCCCATGAATCCCTGATGACCGAGAAACCAAACGACATCGAATCGACGATGCCGGTGCGAATCAACTCGGCAACATCGTTCGCGAGACTTGTTTGTGGCAGTGTTGCACGAACCTTCAATCCGCGCTCATCCTCGACCAACGTCATAGAACCACTGCGGGTCGACCCAAGAATTGCGCCGGTATCGTGATTGAACAACATTTTGATGTCGTTGCGGGACTGGAGAGAACGCTTGAACGCACCGGGTGCGACCGTCTCACGGAAACCCCCAAGGTCCTCCGACTCAGAATTGAACACCGAGGCATAACCCTCGAACGTCATCCCGTCCGTTCCCTCAACCTCGCGAATCTCAAACGTGGTTTGGTTCGTGCGTGTCTCAAGTTTCTTCACGGCTTCACCCCTAGCGCGACCTTCATTTTCTTCTTCAAGTCTAGCAACCACACCCTCCGCGTACTCCATAGCGCGACGCGCTGCCCGCTTCGACGGTCCAGAACCCCAAAGAAGGTGCGCCACAACACCGGGTGACGGGTAGCCGTCCGCCTCCGGGTTCGCTGCGGGTGCATCCAAATCAGCCATGTGGCGGGCAATCCATGCGGCGGTCCGAACCCATTTGTCCGGGGTGAGTGCGTCACCGCGTGCCATTTGTCGCGCCTCCGTGATGGTGCGGTCGACGATGCCGTCGCCTGACAATCCTTGTTCGTGGTAGCGCAACCCCTGCCTCGCGGCTGCCCTCATATAAGCGGGTGCAACAAGGTTCACTTGCCGGACAGAACGGTCCAACGGTTCAATCTTGGTCAGCGTTGAGAACCGGTGTGCGACCAACACGTCAGTGTCATCCCACTCCATTTCCCCATCGTCACCTTCCTCAAGCCTGTAAATCCGGATGAGTGCTGCCGGGTCGTCCTCCGTGCCGTTCACCGTGAACTCACTGTCCGGGACGTTGATTGTTCCGTCACGTTGATGCGTTCAATTTGACCGCGTGCCATACCGCCGGACGAATCCCACTCAACGAAATCACCGACAACAAGTTCGTCAGGTTCCGCACGGACCTCTGACCGTTCACCAACGAACTCTGAATCCTCCGCCTGTGCAATCGCTAACGCTTGGTCGATGGCTTCCTGTTTCGTGTCATGGCAACCCATGACTTCGCCGTCGTCCTTAGTGGTCGCCCATTGACCGACCGCACACGCGTCGTTGTTGTCCTCAATGTAATAAGGCACGCCTAGTCGTTCCTCCGAATGTCCGTGACGTGGACAATCAAACCACTAGGGGTTGAGATTGCCCA